CTCGCGGAGTGTCATTCGTACACCGTCCAGCCCGAGTTCCACACTCCGTTGTAGAAGCGAGCGAGCGCCTCTTTCTCATCGACACCATAGAACGTGCCGAACTCAACCCAAGTTTGGTGTCCATTTGTCACGGGCGCCGAGATCTGCCAGGCGCCTTTCGCGGTTTTCGATATTTGCGTCACTTGTCTCCGTCCATTTCTTCTAGTGTGTCGTAACTTGAAGCATCGCATACGCAACACCGTTGGTCTGTGCCATTGTCGCATTCCTCGCAGACTTCGTCCAAACCGCGGGCGATTGGGTCGTCCAATTCTGGTTCGCTCATACCTTGTGCCAGCCTTTCTCCTTGTAGATGGTCGTCTCACACTTGATGCAGCTATAGAAGGTCACACCGCCGAGGTCTGCGGTGACCCACTCATGCGCCTCGCAACTCATTTCGACCACATGCTGTGGTAGCGACGTGTGACCACCGCTAACTTCGCTGTGCACTCGATTAGAGTGTCGTAAATCAATTCAGGGTCTCCGTCCTCGGTTGCGAAGTTCAACTGGCGGGCCACTGCGTCCATCTCGTCCTGCATGTCTATAAACAATTCTTTAACTGCTCCCATTTCACTTGCCTTCCGTTAGTTGGTGGTGTAAGTCTGCACAGGGTATGCAAACCGATTGTCTAAACTGCTCTCCATTGTCGTACTGGTACCAGCGCATCTCAAAATGGCTGGTGTGGCGTCCGCACATCGAGCACTCACGCATTTGGCTCCAGCCAATAGGTAGCTAGGCGGTCAGCATGTGACTCTGTGCCGTCCTTGATGTTCTGCTCATCATAAACAACAAAGTCTGTCGTGCGCCCATCGCCCTTGACCAAGCGCATGTGAAGCATCTGTGTATCTGACCATTGAATGCAAACTACGCGCTTGCCTGTTCTACTTGTGCCTTTGCCAGCGCGGTACTCCCATGTTGTGCCTTCACGGTCGAGCCAAGTCGCCACAGTCTTTTTTGTCTTTGTCATTAGCCGACCTGCATCAATTCGTCGCAGTCGGCGCAGTAATAGGCGTCGCCGAGAATACTGTCCTCGTCATATTCGTGCTCCCAATTTGGGTGTAAGCACTTCGTTGCTGTCGTCATTACTTTATCTCCAATTTCATCCAGTCAACGCAAGTCGAGCAAGGTAGAGCACCAAGCAAGTGCATTGAGTATGCGTCCCAAGTGCCAAGTGGCGTGCGGTGGCTAATTGCCACTGGATTCGCTTCAATCGCAGAACGAAGGTACGCACCTGCATGACCGTCACATGTGACGTCGCCATTGTCCGAAACCCAAAGACGGCGACCGTCGAACTTGATTTGTGCCTTGACTTGCTCTGATGTTGTTGCCATTAGAATACCTCCGCCATCATGTATGCCATCTCTTCTTTGGCTGAATCGACTGCCATTCCGAAGTTCTCGATGTCTGAGAAGTAACCAACCTTAACCGCTTCTAGTCGTGTGCCGATTTTGTAATCGGTGTTGTCTGCGTTCCAAATCATTTCCTTTGCTACCATGTAGAGTGCAAACATGTTGCCCTCTTTGTAAGCGCGGTAGTTGCCTTCTTTACCGTAGCACTTGCCTAGCTCGCTTGCGTATGTTGTCTTGGCCATTTCGGACTCCTTCTTCTCGGGGAGTTTCCCCGTCCTTATGAGATAAGTGTAGCAGTCGCGTAAATACGCTGTCAATACAAGAACAACTTCGACGTGGTGTGAGATTCGTCACATCGACACGTCCGCGTCTGAGCGCCTGCGTTGACGCTGTCAGCGGGCTGTGCTACCCTATTCCAATGATAAACCGATATACAACGCCCGAAATGGCGGCGGTTTGGTCAGACGAGAACAAGATAGCGACCTGGGGGCAAGTAGAGCTCGAGGTCATGAAGGCCCAAGGGCGGCGCGAGATGCTCGACCGCGACCTTTGGCGGGCCCTCGAGCTTGTCCTGCTGCCAACCCCCGCCCAAGTCGAGCACCAAGAGCAAACACTCAAGCACGACGTTATGGCCTTTTTAGAGGCTTGGCGCCAAAACACGGACAACCGCGACCTGCACAGGTTCTTACACTACGGGCTGACCAGCTCTGACGTGGTCGAGACTTCGCAGGCCGTCTTGCTGGCCGAAGCCAACTGGCTCATCTCTCGGGCAGGCTACGACCTGCTCGAGGCTTTAATCGCCCACGCTTTCAAATACAAAGACCTGCGCAAGATTGGACGCACCCACGGGCAGGCCGCAGAGCCGACCACCTGGGGCTACAGGGTTGCAGACATCGCATTCGCTTTGGACAGAAGCCTAGACCGCTTCGCCCAAGCCGCCAATGGCGTGCAGACTGCCCACATCTCGGGGCCACTGGGTAACAACGCCCATGTGCCCAGAAGCGTCGAACTCGATGTCGCCAAAGAAATGGGCCTGAACGCACCAGACAGCGCCACTCAGGTGCTTATGCGAGACAACCTCGGGGCCTGGGCCTACAGCTTGGCGAATCTGGTGTCAGTCTGTGAGGCTTTCGCACTCGAAGTGCGCCATGGCCAACGCACAGAGGTCTCAGAGCTGTTCGAGGGTCGCAGTGCGGGTCAAGAGGGCTCGTCCTCAATGCCACACAAAGAGAATCCCATCACCTCGGAGAAAATATGCGGTCTGGCCAAGATAGCCAGGGCCTATGTCATGCCGATAACTGAGGGCATCGCTTTGTGGCACGAACGCGACATCAGCCACTCATCTGTTGAGCGAATCGCAGTGCCAGACCTTTGCGCTCTGACTGAACACGTCCTGAAGGCAACTGGTGGCTTGGTGCGCGACTTGCGTGTCAATGCGGCCCAGATGCGTTACAACATCGCCACCGAAGGCAGCACCACCATGCTCAACCAATACATTCAGGCTGGTATGACCCGCAACGAAGCCTACCAAGCTGCAAAAAGCGGCACTCGCGAACAGTGTGTCGAGCCTGGCAACCAGCACACCTGGGACAGCCTGTCAATGCTTAAACTCGCACTCGACGAAGCGCGAATGATGAACGGCGTGTCGTCTCTGTGACGTTGCAAAATCTGTGCTACACTAGTCCACACAACGGGGGAAGGACCCACATGTATAAGTTCCAAACAGCACTACGAGTCGAAACGAACTCAGTCTGGGCGAACCAGCTCGACGCAGTTCTCAAGCAAGACCCTTTGCCAACTCGAGCAACTTACGAGGGAAGCAACACACATGGCGACTGGTATTCGGTCGTCCTACCTGCGAGCGTTTGGGCGCTTGCCATCAAATCCGACGAAGGCATCACAGTGGGGTACTACCACTCGCCTAACGAGTTGGGTATTGAACTAGGAAAGGCTCTCAATGCCAATCACAAGAAACGCGCAGTCTGACCAAAGCCTGTGTCTAATCAATTACTTTTCGGGGGAACTGACCCTCGACTCCGCTTCCGTCGGGCATATAGCGGCCCAGCGGAGTCTTGGGTGAGTAGTCACTCGCGAGTCCAAAGAGGGCTCAAATCACAGGATATCGTGGCGAAATACTTCGCCGCCAACGGCTGGCCCTACGCGCTTTCTGCGGGTTCGGGCCGTCAAGGTACTGATGTCACAGGTGTCCCAGGGGTGGACATCGAAGTCAAAGCTAGGCGCGGCATCAATGTCGCCATGGCCATGAAACAACTCAGAGACCGTCAGCAAGAAGGGCTCCTGCCAGTGGCAGTGCTCCGCTTAGACGGCCAGGGGGAATCCCACATCGCAGACTGGCCAGCCATCGTGCCGCTGTCTGTGTTCCTCGACCTATTGAAAGCGGCGGGTTATGACAAACCTAAGTTCTGACCTGCCCGAAGGGAGCGCAAATGCGCCCAGCAACAAAGTTCCTCGTACGGTACGCCGTCGTGGCAGTATCGTTAGCAATCGTGTTAGACGCAATCCAAGCAAAACCCGCAACACCGATTCCAGTTCAGCAGAGCCTGATGCAGGCGGACGCGAAGGACGTGGCTCGGGAGTTGCTGACCAAAGAGCAGTTCAAGTGCTTCCGCCAGCTTATCAGCAAGGAAAGCGCTTGGAATCCGAAGGCACAGAACCCGACCAGTAGCGCGGCGGGTGTAGGGCAGCTGCTTAGCGGCACCTACAAGAATCTAGGAATGAAGCACTCGACAGAGGCAGTGCCACAGACAGTGGCAGCCCTGGCTTACATCGGGCGCAAGTACGGTTCGGCTGGGCCCTGCGGGGCTTGGCGGCACTTCCAAAAGAAAAACTGGTACTAGGGGGACAGAATGGAAGAAACAAGAAGCAGCGTCGAGTTGCCTGTCGATATAGCGGGTTGGCTCGAGCTGTACAAAAAGACTCAGGCTGAAATCAAGCAGCTAGAGGAGAAGGCGGCCACCGCCAAAGAGAAGATTCAAGAGGCACTCGGTGAAAACGAGATTGGCCTGATTGACGGCTCTGTTGTGGTGCGCTGGACGAAGGTGACGAGCACACGTCTGGACTTGCAGAAGGCTCGCAAGGTCCTGGCTCCAGCGATTCTGGCCTATTTGTCGAGCGAGAGCACCTCGCGCAGGTTCTCACTGGTGGACACTGATGAGCTTCGTTGACCCGATAGTGCCCGCACCCGACTGGGGGCGGCAGCCGAATGTCCCAGACCACGTGATATTCGAGGACGAGGACGATGAAGAATGACCTACGCCAAGCTATTCAGCGACCAAGAAGAGTATGCTAATGCAGTCCGCGACGTTGTCGTCCAGGCTGGAGTCTGGAGTCCTCGAAGCGGACAGGTTGCAATCGGACCTTCTGAAGTCGGGCACAAATGCACTCGTCGTCTTGCCTACAAACTGCTCGATTGGGACAAGCCAAACGAAATGCAAGGCGGGTCTTGGGCGGCCCAGGTGGGCACGGCAATACACGCCTATTTGGCCGAAATTTTCGGCAAGCGCGAAGGATTTCTCATCGAGCAACGAGTCCAAATCCGCGGGAACCTCGCAGGTACTGTGGACCTCTACGACGTCAAGAACGGTGTGGTGCTCGATTGGAAAACGACGGGCGCAACTAAGCTGGCCAACTATAAGAAGTTCGGCGCAGACCAGCAGCAGATTATTCAAGTCCAGCTCTACGCGTATGGACTCGCTCAACAAGGCGCTGATGTTAAAAAGGTTGCACTCTGTTACCTTCCGACATCTGGCTCACTCACAGACATGGTCTTGGTCATGCACGACTACGACGAGAAAGTGGCGCTTGACGCGCTTGCTCGCCTGGACTCGATTCACGCGCTTCTTGCCGCGGCAGACGTCGAGTCAAACCCCGAGATTTGGAGTCAAATACCCGCAGAGGCAGACCGTCTTTGCAGTTGGTGTCCATACTTCAAGCCATTCAGCAAGTCTCTCGTTGAAGGGTGCCCAGGTGAAACCGCCTGAGAAAACCATCAACGACATCATCAAAGAGATGAAAGAGTCTGCTGAGTGTGACCCAACCACCACCACCAACCAAACGAAAGTAGGGGAATAATGGAAGCATTCGCTTCGCCAGCCGCGTCTAGCGCGGGCCCAAAGGCGGCAGACCTCGCAGGTCAGCTGCTCATCTTCAAGCCAATCGAATACCGCACAGGTATTGAGACCGTGAACGGCCCAGCAGACGCAATCAGCTGTGACCTCATCAATCTAGACACAGGCGAGGAGCATAGCGATGTGCTGTTTTTCAATGTCGCACTCCGCTCGTCACTTCGTCCACTAATCGGACAGCGCGTACTCGGCCGTATCAAGCAAGGCGTGGCAAAACCTGGAAAGACCGCGCCATGGATTCTCGAGGACGCATCACAAGACCCAATCGCGCTCGCTAAAGCGCAGGGTCACAAGCCAGGGGCCGCAGCAGCGGCACCAGCGGCATCAGCAGCAGCAGGCGAAATCACACCTGAAGTTGCAGCTTTGCTCGCACAACTCGGAGCGAAGCCACTCTAAGGCTTCCACAGGGGAGTATCCTTCCACTCACTTGAGGAAGGCGCGGTGTCACTAGGTTCAGTAAGGGGAAGACTGGACTGGAGTGAGACTGGGTTCGACGCCCAGCACCGCACGCAAGACAAACAACGGGGGAAATATGACATTAACAGCTGTCTCGCTCTTTGCGGGCATCGGTGGTTTTGAACTTGCTATGGAACGCGTCGGCATTAAGCCAGTCGCGTCTGTCGAAATAGACAAAAAGGCGAGCGGTGTCCTAGCCGAGCGCTTCCCAAACACACAAGTATTCGGCGACATCAAGGGGGTTACAAGTGGAGACTTATTCAGCGCAGGATTTGATTCAGCAAACGGCATTATCACTGGCGGATTTCCATGCCAAGACTTGTCCGTTGCGGGTCGAAGGGCAGGGTTGGCAGGAGAACGTAGTGGACTCTTTTGGGAAATCCACAGACTCATCGCAGAAACCAAAACGAAGTGGTTCGTCCTCGAAAATGTCCCCGGCTTGTTGTCATCTAACGACGGACGAGACATGGGAGTCGTCATCGGGTCGTTGGCAGAACTCGGGTATGGGCTCTCTTACAGGATTCTTGACGCTCAACACTTTGGAGTCGCCCAGCGACGCCGTCGTGTCTTCATTGTCGGACGCCTTGGAGACGACTGGCGAACACCTGCAAAAATACTCGATATCGGCGAAGGCCGCCGAGGGTATCATCAGAAGAGCTTCGCGAAGGGGCAAGGTGTTGCCACAGCGATTGTTGGAGGCCCTGCAACAAGTTTCGGTCACACAGGCTTCTCAAAATACTTTGAAGGAGTATCAACCCTAACTCACACGCAACACAAGCGACCAGAGGACAACATTGTCGTTGAACCATACGTCAAAATAGTGCGGTCGGGCGAGCGCGATGCTGAGGGCAATTTGCCAGCTGAAGTTTGGGCTGAGAGACAGACTGCGCCGACTTTGAACTTGATGGACAATGCGGGTGAAGCGCGGGCGACTGTCATAGCACTCCAAAACACCGTCATAGGTCGTGCAGACACCGCTGGACCCCAAGGGCGCGGGCACTCGGACGATGGTGGTCCGATGTTTACGATTGACACCACGTCTCCACACGCTATTGTGTTCAACCCTCACAAAGAGGACGGCGCTCGTATTCAAGGCGATACCATCAACACACTCACAGCGATGATGGGTACTGGGGGCAATAATGTCCCGATGCTCACGGCACCGTCTTTCGTGCGTCGCTTGACGCCAGTGGAGTGCGAGCGTTTGCAGGGTTTTCCTGACAACTGGACTTTGATTTCGGCTGGAAAGCAACAGGCGGACAGTTCACGTTATAAGCAAACTGGCAACGCCGTAGCTGTTCCAGTTGTGCAGTGGATTCTCGGAAGGATTGCGCTCAGTGAGTAGTCTCGAAGTCTTCACTGCCGCTTTAAGATTCGCGGCCGTCGGGTGCTCGGTAGTGCCAGTGATGGCAGACGGCTCCAAGCGTCCTGGCATCGGCCAGTGGAAAGAGTATCAACACAAACACCCAACCACGGACGAACTTCAGGCTTGGTTCAAAGACGCAAAAGGCGTCGGACTCATCACGGGCCAGATATCGGGCTCGCTCGAAATGCTAGAGCTGGAAGGCCGCGCCGTGGCCGACGGCATGCACACCTCTATCAAAGAGATGGCCCACGAAATGGGGCTGGACGAACTGTGGGACAGACTGAACTCTGGCTATTGCGAGATGACACCATCGGGCGGTTTGCACTGGCTCTATCGCCTGGACGGCCCAGTGCCAGGCAACACCAAGCTGGCTCGCAGACCTGGGCAGGGCGACACAGTGGACGTGCTGGCAGAAACCCGCGGAGAGGGTGGCTTTGTCGTAGTCGCACCAACAGGCGGCACCTGTCACCCGTCAGGTGGAGTCTGGCAGCTTATTTCGGGCTCGATTGAGACAATACCAAGCCTCACGCTGGACGAGCGCGAAACGATTCACTCCTTGTTCAAATATTTCGACCAACTTCCGAAGGCCGCGGTACTGGCTTCCGAGGTCTCCGCGGGTATTCGGGAAGAAAACCGCGAACTTCCAGGAGACGACTACAACGCACGGACGACTTGGGACGAGCTTCTCTTGCCACTCGGTTGGAGCAAGGTATTCACCAACCGTGGCACTACCGCATGGCGCCGCCCTGGCAAGAGCGAGGGTATCTCTGCGACCACAGGCTTCGACGGCACAGACTTTTTCTATTGCTTCAGCACCAGTACCATCTTTGACGCAGAGCGTGCCTATAGCAAGTTCGCGGTTTACACGCTGGTCGAGCATGGCGGCGACTTCTCAAAGTCCGCGTCTGCGCTCAAAGCCCGCGGGTTTGGCACGGGCGGCGGCAGTCACTTGCAGCCGATTGATGTCAGTTCCTGGCTTGAAGCTGCGCCCGAGCCTGCGCCCGAGCCAGACTTTGAAGCAGTGCCAGCACCAGAGCCCGACACCAGCTGGCTGCCTCGGGTCGTGGATTTCGAGGACGAGGAGTCCGAGCCTGGCCCCAGCGTGCTCTATCGCACCGACGGTCAGTGCCTGCTCTATGCTGGAAAGATTAACGCGATATTCGGAGAGTCAGAGTCTGGCAAGACTTGGGTGGCACTTGAAGCGGTCCGCCAGCAGTTGGTGCAGGGCAATAAGGTCTTTTATATCGACTTCGAGGACTCAAAGCGCGGCATTCGCGGCCGTCTGAAGGCGCTTGGCGTCTTGCGCGAGCATTTTGCCCGCTTCAAGTACGCAAACCCAGACGGTGCCTACAACGAAATAGCACAGCAAGCACTTCTCGGCTCGATTCGAGACTTCACGCCCGATTTGATAGTAATGGACGGCGTTAATGCCGCCATGAACCTGCTTGGACTCGACCTCGAAAAGAACAAAGACGCGACTCAGTTCTCACAGGTCGTGCTTCGTCCGCTCCGTTTGTGGGGTGCGGCGGTGCTGACCATTGACCATGTCACCAAGAGCAAGGACACTCGCGGCAACTATGCCATCGGCGCACAAGCCAAGCGAGCCGATATTGATGGTGTCGCTATCTCGGTCGATGTCTCTATGCCTTTCGGCCGTGGTAGCAACGGCAAGCTCAATCTCAAAGTCACCAAAGACCGCCCAGGCTTCGTGCGTGGTATGGCGCAAGAGGCGTCCTACATCGGCTCTGTGGACTTAATATCGAAGGCCGATAACGGCATCGAAATCTCAATCGTTGGTGGACAGGTCGGCTTCTCCGCACATGAATACTTGATGAGGAAACTCTCGGAGTTCATGGAGAAGCATGGGGCAGAGCTGTCCACCAATCAAATCGTGCAAGCACTGGAAGGTGGAACAGACCAAATCAAGAAGGCGATTTCACAACTGGAGAACACTGGGCACCTGTCAGTCCGAGCCTCTGGCCAAGGCCGCTATTACAGCCACTGCAAGCCGTATGTGCTCGGAGCACCACTACCATTTCAAGGAGCACTCGAATGAGTCTTGGCATCAACTGCCCCACTTGCGGGGTGCAGACCAAAAGAGCCCGCCACCGCGGCACCTACTGCGAACCGTGCTGGAGCTTGTGGCTTGACGTTTCTAGCAAAGGGGCACCGAATGCCGATATATGAGTTTCGTTGCGGGATATGCAGCATGTCATTGACCGTGGACGGGTCTGTGCATGGCGAGACCGTGGCGCCCTTGTGTTGTGGCCAGCTGGCTGATAGAGTATGGTCCTCTCCAGCGGTCCTTTTCAAGGGTGACGGTTGGGGGCATCAGGGGTGATGATGAACTTGACCGACTTGACCGATATTGACCGTGACAGTATCGGTCAATTCACGGCCTACGCGTACCGAAACTTGACCGACTTCGCCCCCCCCTATAAGGGGGGGCGGTCGGTGAAGTCGGTGGGCACACCAACAGTCAGGTTTCAAAATGCAAGATAAGAAAGCCCAAGCTGGGGTGTGTCTGTCTTGTTTCGGCTTTATTTGGAGGGCGCAGTGGTGCGGGTTTCGCTTCGAGTGTGACCCGATTCCAGTGGACTTGCTGACCGAGGCCCAGTGCCTGTTCAACAAGCGACAGACATACGGAGTTTCTAAGTGGCGGCCAGGCTTCTACTTAGAGCGGCGTTCGATGAGGAACATCGCAAGGCAATACGAGTTCGTACTGGCAAAGCACCAGTGCCGCTCACCCCAGTACAGTCGGAAAGAGCCCGACTACTGGAACGAAAAAACGGCAGTGTCGAGTGACACTCCGAACTTCTAAAAGGGGGAACAAATGGCAGGACGCTTAATCGCCGTTGTCGGCGGCCAATATGGCAGCGAAGGCAAGGGAGCAGTAGCAGGCTACCTATCCGCAACATCTGACGCACCGTTCATGGGCATCAGAGTAGCAGGTCCTAACGCTGGCCACACCGTCTATGGCAAGGGACCAGACGGCGAGGAGTCATACGCATGGCGCCTTCGCTCAATCCCAGTCAACGCAGTCACCGCACCAGAGTCTGACCTCATAATCGCGGCAGGTTCAGAGATTGACATGGAAGTGTTCAATCGCGAGCTGCACGACCTAGACAAGGCTGGATACCAAGCCAGCTCCCGCATCATTGTGGACGACCAGGCCACCATCTTGGAGCCTATGCACCACGACATCGAGACCGCAGACGGCATTCAAGCCCGAATCGGTTCGACCAGTAAGGGAATCGGCGCTGCACGTGCAGACCGCATCATGCGCAAGGCTTCACTATTCGGCGGCGGCGTGGACACCTCAAAGGTGATTCGCGAGCACCTGCGCATGGGCGGCACTGCTCTAATCGAAGGCACACAGGGCTACGGTCTTGGGCTACACGCAGGTCAATACCCGTTCTGTACAAGTCAAGACTGCCGAGCCATTGACTTCTTGTCACAGGCAGGCGTCTCACCTTGGGACAAAGCAGTGGACATCTTTGATGTCTGGGTGACGGCTCGTACTTATCCGATTCGCGTGGCTGGCAACTCTGGCCCACTCGAGAACGAAACCAACTGGGAAGAGCTAGGACTAGAGGCCGAGCGCACGACAGTGACTCAAAAGATTCGTCGTGTTGGCCACTTTGATGCAGCACTCGTCCGCGAAGCAGTCATCGCAAACGGCGGCTCACCAAACGTCAAAATCGCACTCACCATGTTCGACTACATCTTCCCAGAGCTGAAGAATCAGTCACAAGTGGACATCTTGACAGACGAGCAGAACAGCTACATCAAGGACATCGAAAACCAAGTCAATGCTCGAGTCGCCCTAATCGGCACAGGCCCATCAACAATGGCGTGGGTGAAATAATGGCGTTCGAGAAATGGGAAGACCTGGCGGCCGCGCTGGGTAAGTTGCCACTCGAAGGCGACACTGCACCAGAGGGTGTGAAGCAGCTGGCCGAGTGGTGGCTAGACGAGACACGCAACGAACTCGACTCCGTCATTCCAAAAGCACTGGAGTATGGCAGTGCTGACCTCAAAGTCATAGGCTTTGCACTCAGTCAAATGATTGGTGAGCCAAAGGACGTGACAAACGACGAACTCGGCATCGCCTTTTATGTGCTGGGCAAGGTGGCACGTCTAGTCGGCGGCTATGCAGACGGACGCAAGCCAAGTGACGACACATGGCACGACATCGCCATCTACACCAAGATGGCCCAATACGCACGCCACAACGGCGAGTGGGGCGGGTTTGCCAAGTGATTGTCTATCTCGCTGCACCGATTGACTTCGACAAAGGCTCTCGTATCACGAAGCTGAAAGACGAAATCAAGGCTCACTTCAAAGAGCAAGAATGCGTTTGGGTGTACGACCCAGCTGGCGCATGGAACGCACCGCACGACTTAGTGCCCGACGAGTTCGTGCATTGGTCGAATCTGAAGGTGCTAGAGGACGCAGACCTAGTCGTGGCAGTGTTGTTGCGCAGCGTCTTCACAATCGGCACAATCGTTGAAATACAGCACGCAGTTGACAAAGAGATTCCAGTCATCGTGGTTGGTGATGTCGGTGTCAACAGTGTCGTGCTCACGGCTCTTGAAGCCCCAGTGTATGAATCTATTATGGAATGGAGTGACCATGGCAGCCCTATTGTACCGCGTGCTGAGTTCTACAGGTTTGGCACCAACTAAGGCGTATGCAGACGACGCAGGTTTCGACCTGTACTGCGATGCAGAGATGGTGATTGAACCAAGCACATTCGTTGATGTTCCACTTGGTGTTGCAATCAAAGTGCCCGAGGGCACTTGGGGCTTGCTTACAGCTCGCTCTAGCACACTGCGCAAGCACGGTCTTATGGTCGCGCAGGGCATCATTGACTGTGGCTACACTGGCCCACTCTTTGCTGGCGTTTGGAACATGACCGACAAGCCAGTCAAGATTGAGCCTGGCATGCGCCTAGTGCAGTACATTCTCATGACAAATGCCTCTCTAGATGTAGAGGCGCAGCAGGTTGACGAACTCCCCAAAACCGACCGTGGCGCCTCGGGTTTTGGGAGTTCAGGTGTCTGATAAGCCTCTCATCGAAATCGCTCAGGAGCTCAGGGACTTGGCCACTTGGCTCAAGGACCTGAGCGCTGAGCTCGAGCCTGGACGCACAGGCGAGCGCACAACCCGTTCAATGCCTGGGCCTCGGCTCCCACTTCGTGTCGATGTGCTTGATGCGATTCTTGACATTCGTACTGATACACTTCTCTGGGAAGCCGAACTCAGGTTTGAGCTTAAGCAACCCGCAGTCCCAAACACGCAAGCCGAGCGCTCGCTGTATTGGGTTGCAGATGCGATTGAAAAGTGGCCGACTGACAACCGAACCCAGCTGATTGAAGAGATTGGCTATTCGACTGGCAAACGCCACTATCAAGTCAAGATTCTAATAGGATTGGAGCAGAGGCCCTTGTCAGCAAGACTAAGATGTCCGTATTGTACAAAGTCGTTAGTTATCAAGCTAGACCAAGGGCTTCTGCTCTGTCGCAATCACGGCTGCAGGTGTGCAGTTGATGACTGTGCGTGTGTTAATGGAAAGGGGCACTCATGGAACGAGACCGAATGGCCGCGCCTTGGGTTGATGCTCGACACGCCAGCAGAGTGATGTGCGCGTCGTTTGCGCGTGTAGCGTTTCGCGTGGTACACTTATCCTCTTGGGGTAGATTTGTATTTGTGGGGGCCAAATGAGCAATCTATCCATTTCCATTTCCATTGGTGCTATTGAGACCAATATGATGACAGACGCACCCCTCAGCTTTGACGCGATAGAGACCCTGCTCACTCGGGTGGTCACGTCCACACTAAACGTTTATATGGCGCTCCCACAAGAGGAGCGCATGCGCGTTATTTATGACGTCTTTAGTGGAGACGATGACGATGATGAGGACGATTAAGCCTTGCACGATTTGCGGTGTCCTTATTAAGGGAGCTGCACAGTGCGCCAAATGTAAGACTACCCCTAGGGGTAATAGACTATCTGCCTCACAGCGCGGTTACAACAGCGAGTGGCGTAAGGTGTCAAGATTGATGAGACAGGCTCAGCCCTGGTGCTCTTTTTGTGGTTTGACTTTCGACCTCACGGTTGACCACATACTCCCCCTATCTATGGGGGGCAGTAATGAGACCAGCAATCTGAGGGTACTGTGCCGCAGCTGTAACTCGGCACGCAGAAATACCTGAACAACCCGCGAATAACCCCCCTCTGGCATTTTCCCACCCCCCCACGAAGTTCGGAAATATACGCGGACAGAGAC